GCGAACGAGGGATCGAATTCGCACGAGGTGTAAATCTTCTGCTTCGCCTTCGTCAGCGCGACCAGCTCGGGCGTCGGGTCGAGTTGTGCGAACAGTCCGAGCTTGCCGGCGAATTCGCCGTCGAGTTCGCGCGATTCGAGCGCGAGCACATCGCCGTATGCCTTGAACGGGCCATCGGGCAGCACGCCGCGAAAATGTTCGAGGTTCACGCGTGCGCCGTATTTCGTCGTCGAGTAGTTTGCGGCGGCCTGTTCGATCCATGCACGCTCGATCACGCGACCGTCAGTCGTCGCGCCTTCAACGGCGACGCGGAACATCTTTGATTTCGAGAGCTTCGTCGCCCCGGTGGCGGCCGTCGAGCCGATTGCCATTGCGCCGAGGCCAGCCGCGCCCGTCATGCTCGCGCCGTGTGCGCCGAGAAACGGGAGTGCGTCGGCATGGTTGAGAGCGGTGCTCATGGCGATTGTCGCCGCGTGGGCATCCATCGTTACAGCGAACGCGACCGCCGCGACGGCGAGCGACAAAAGCGACAGCTTGCGAAATTGCATTGTTAGGTCTCCAACAGGGTTCGAGAGGGGCAACGTGGTATCAACATCAACGTGAGTTGATATCTTGCGTTCGCAGCGGTAACGGCTCAACTGGAAAAGCCTGTCGGCGCCCTGGGTACAAATGGCAAAGCGTGCTTGCGCGCGCGCGTCACGCGAAACTTGTCGCCATGCTCGAAACGACCGACATCGCCCCCGCTCTCGAAGCGAACGCCGACCCGCGAAGGATTGCCCGCGCCCTCTACTGGCAGGGTTGGCGCGTCACGTCCATCGCGCGACACATGGAGCTGAAACGCGCGACCGTAGAGGCGTGGAAGCAGCGCGACGCGTGGGACAAGGCCGCGCCCATCGAGCGCATGGAGACGTCAGTAGAGGCGCGCTTCTGCGCGCTTGTCGCCAAGCCCGTCAAGACGGGCAGCGACTACAAGGAAATCGACCTTCTCAGCCGTCAGGCAGAGCGGTTTGCCCGCATGCGCAGGTACGGCAGGACGGACGATGACAGTCGCGCGAAACCGGACCACGAAGGGCGCGGCAAGCCATCACGCAAGGAGCGGCCCGCGCGCAACGCGATCAGCGACGAGCAGGCCGCAAAGATTCGCGAGGCGTTTCTCGATTCGCTGTTCGACTACCAGAAGGTCTGGTATCGCAACGGCCACCAGCGCACGCGCAACATTCTCAAATCGCGGCAGATCGGCGCGACGTGGTATTTCGCCCGCGAGGCATTGGACGATGCGATCACCACGGGCCGCAACCAGATTTTCCTCTCGGCCAGCAAGGCACAGGCGCACGT